TAAACCGTCAACGATTTCTTCAGGATCTTTTTCATTAACAGCTTTAGCCGTTTCACTTAATTCTTCTTGTAAGAATTTAATTCTAAACTCAAGAAACTTTTGTAGCTTTTCTTTATCACCAGCCACAAGCTGTTCTGACATCCACTTGTGCACACCGAATTTACGATGCATATCATTAATATCTTGTACCCAATTTTCTGACATTTATATCTCCATTTTGTATATTATAACACATATTATAACGAATGTACACAACTTTATCCAAAGAAAGCTTCCAATGTAGCTTGTTCTTCTGCGTTCCAACCGACTGCATTGAGAATCAATTGGAGTGGATCGAGAAACGTTTTCTCGAATTGTTTGTCATAATCGATATATTGATCTAATTTGAATTCTCGTGGTAGACCTACAACTGGAAAAGATACAACATTCTCTTTGAGATGGTTAGGCAGTCGTAGATAGACAAATTTTATCTTATCACCATTACTAATAGACTCATACTTATTTGTAAGCTTACTTTCTTTAAGAATGTTATTATAAAGTATAGCACCGCGTGCATGAATAGGAGTGCCTTTCTTGTAGACTAGTTTCTTATCTTGCCATTCTGTAAGATTAGTTACACCACGTGGAAAGGCAACTTCTTCTGCAGGAAGTTGTTTAAATTCTTGTTTGAACTTTAAGATATATTGCTGTACATCTTCTTCTGTACCAGAAATAATAACTTTAAATATCTCTTTGAACTTAGCACGACATACTGTAGGCGTAGAAGACTTGATTGCTTCAATACCCATAATCTTAAGTTTTGGTTCTTCGTATTGTACACCTTCTGAGTTATGCACATTCAGAATATATCTTTTCTTTGCAGTCCAAATACCACGATCAGCAATCACCTCACGTTCCATGACCATACGATTTTCAAAACAATTCATATCTTTGAAGAGTTTTTCCATCGCATTGTCGAGGATTTTTTGGAAGTGATTTTGACATGATTCATCAAGGAACTTTACAGGTTCTTTTGGCTGAAACTTCTGTACAAACTTTGAGAAGTTAACATAGATTGAATCTGTATCGATAGCAATTACGAAATCATCTTGAGTTCCAAGTAGTTTATTCATTTCATCATTTACGACTTTTTCGCAGGTTTTAATGACGTGTTGACCAGTAAGAGTAATACCTTCTGCAACTCGAAGGTCGAAATAACGAAACCACTTATTACCCATAGCACCGAACAAAGAGTTCATTAGGATCTTAATTGCCATTTGTCTATTGTTTAATGAAGCAATTTGTTTTTCGATCTCAATACTTGTACCTTCTTTCTGTTGTTTCTTTTGCCATTCAATCATTTCTTTCTTAGCAGTTTTACGATCATCGTAGTACTGCTTAACAAGCATAGGGAATACACCTTCACGATTGTTATTAAATGATACGCCAGCTTTTGCTGAACGAGATAGATTATCTCCATTCATTACAATAGTTTCAGGTGACATATTCCATTGCGCAATAATATTTGGATACAAAGAATTCAAATCAAAAGAAACTACCCAGTCATGTGCGCCAACTTGTGGTTCTTTTACATAGCCACCTTCGAACTTGGTATATGCACCTTCACGATCACGACGGTCAGGTGGACCGGGAATTATAACTTTTCTTTTTGACAGTTCGCGATACACAATAGAATCCCATATTGCCGTAGTACCGAACGTGTCGCCATAATTAACACCAGCTTTGTAGGCCATTGTAAAGACAAGATTCAATAGATCAAGTTTAGTGTCAAGCTTTTTTACAAGTTCAACATCTTTAATATTATAATCAATATAGAGTTGATAGTCATCTTTGTAGAGATTACGCAAGCTGCCATGTTCTTCATATGACATCTTACTTTCGCCAAGCACGACATGAGAGATATGATTGAGTGAATAAGATTCTTGAGGACCGTAGCTATAACCAAACTTTTGGAAAAGATCCATGTAATCAAGCTGAGAAATACCTGCAATTTGATAGGTATTCATAGTCTTCATTTTAAACGCTACAGACTTGGTACGAATAGCCCAGTCTCTAAATTGTTTATGCCACGGTGAAAGCATACGAGCAATATGTTCACCGAATAAGTGTTTCATACGATTAACAAGATATGGAATATCAAAGCCGCGGACATTCCAGCCTGTAATTACTTCAGGATACGCTGACGTCCAATATGCCATAAATGATTCGAGTAAAGCATATTCATCTTCGCAACGAATATATCGAATCTTAAGATGCGTGTGTGGCGATTTTTCATTATCATACTCGCCACAACCCCATACACGATACACTCCTTCCTTCGAAGACTTTAAAGCAATAGCAGTTACAGGCCATTGTGCGTCATCGGGATTAGGAAATCCATCTTCTGAATGAACCTCAATATCCATAAAGACGGTGTTAATAAGAGAAGCATTTACTTCAGGTTCTTTAGGGAATTTTTTCTGTATAAACTGCCAAATAATTCTATCTTGACCGTACCATTTAAAACTATCTACATTTTCATACTTTTTAATAAAGTCTTTCATTTCACTATAGTTATGAAAATATACAGGCTCTACATAATTGCCATCAAGAGCTCGCCATTCAGTTTGACTTTTTGAAGGCACATACAATACCGGTCGATAGTCATTACCTCTATCAAGACCGAGTTTATATTCTAAAGTTTGCGGAACACCTTGATGGTTATATCCGCGATATAATATTTTATTTCCGCAACGATCTACATTCGTATAAAAAGACATACAACCTCCAACAACATAATATATTATACACTAGTTTCAATGGATTGTACACTCTTTTATGCAATTGTTCTCATTCTTTCTACGAGTCGATCTGCACGATTTGTCACTTGGCGATACCAACGAGAATCTACCATCTCATCTGCAGCAGCATTCCAATCACGCGCATCTACACCACGCTTCATTCCTTTAAATGCAGAGAGTCGAGGGTACCCAAGATTGAAGCACATATTTGCGATAATGAGCTGGGCTTCTTCTGGCAATTCGTAAAAATCGGGATAGAGTTTTTCGCAGTCTTCAATTGTGATTTGTATATCTTGTTCGAACGCTGAAGCCACTCTATCTTCAGAGACTGGAGTGCCAACGTCCTCTCCATACTCTGGATCCTCATCTCTGACCAAATGACCGATACCAAAAGTAGGGAGACCAAGATGATCGAGATATATTTCATACTTTATTCCTTCATCTAACTCTAAGTCTGCTCTTAATTTTCCTAAGTCCATATTTCTTTTCCTCCAATAGCGCCAACATGAGTTTTTTCCATATAACAATTAGTCTTTGCTTTTGTTCCACCCATGTCTTGTACCCAAGTTAATTCTTGTATAAGTCTATTATACCACTGTTTGTCATATTCATCACTGGCTTTATTCATATCATCCATTAATTGTTTGATACGAGCTTCAATATATTTTTCTTGTTTGTTTTTTTGTGGCATTCTTCTAAATGCATTAGGTCCCATTATGTATTCTCCTTTACAAAAGAATCTGGTATATCTATAATTGGTAAATCACAGTCACAACCGTAACAAACATCATTATGACATTCATTGCATTCTGTAGTAAGACAGTGGCAACGATGTCCACATTTTTTACAGTATCTTGGTTCTCCTATCATACTACCTCCGTGTAAAAAGGAGCAAGACTTGCCTGCTCCTTTTATTTATTATGCGTAGATTTCCCACTCGTCGTCAGTATATGGCCACATTAGTATCTTGTTCCATAACCTTGAACTTCGGCATTTAGGCGACGCTCAAGTTCTGCAAGAGTATAGTTTGATTCACGATATTTTAGCATTGGTGCGTTCTTTGCTATATCAAGCTTTAACATTTTTTTGAGTACTGCAATCATTTATAATACTCCTTCAATGTTTTATCATTAAGAATCGCTAAGATACCCGCATAATCTTCATGTGGATACTCGTGCTTAAGCAAGTGTGCTAGCTTTTGATTAGCTTCAATCTGTCTTGAAACTTGAATCGCTCTACCAACTGCATTTAAGTGACCAATAATCCATACTGCGAATGCAGTAATGAATGACCTACGTACGAGAGAATAGCCCTTTAGTGCTAGTGCTGTCATTAGTTTTCCCCTTATGACTATTGATTGTTATCATTTGGGGACGCTTCTCTTCGGGAAGGACTACTTCGAGGCCAATCGCAAGTATGCCATCCTTCATATCAGCTCCACGTACCTCAGTGTATTCTGAGAGACGAAACGACTTTTTGAACTTCCGAGCAGAGATGCCTTTATGAAGATACTTTTCTTGTTCTCTACGCTGCTCGCGCTGAGCAGTTACAGTCAAGATATGATCTTTCACTTCAATTGTAACATCTTTTTCGGTAAACCCAGCAACAGCTAATTCAACGATGTATTGAAACTCGTCTTCACGTACCACGTTATGTGGTGGATACGTATCTTTAGCTTGGCTGTGGATATTTTCGAGTTGATCAAAAATGCGATCAAACCCGATGAATGCCTGACGCGGCAATGCATAAGTTCCTGTCATGTTAACCTCCGTTTATGGACAGTTGATTGTACCCGACTATCGGCGTACATAATTATATATATTAGTTCATTTATTTCCAATATTATATTTTGGACAAAGTTCCCAATCATTCTTTTCTTTGAAAGGAATAATCTTAATCTGTCTCATAGGCGCGAGAGGTTCTACTCTTTTGCCACTGTCAATACCAATCAAACCCCAATCACTCATGAGTTGAGCGATAGTATTTCTGCGCGCAATATCATTTTCTTCTAAATTAGATTTCTTACCATCAAGCAGAAATAATTCTTTAAAGTGCACAATAAAATACCTGCCTTGTTTATGTAAAATATGACAAGACTGAAATAACTTTTTATCTTTACGAGATGCTACGCCGATACGTGTGAGTGTTTCTCTTACTTTTAAGAAATCGTCAGGTTCGTTCAACGTTATTTCCAGCATTGACGCCGGTGTCCATTCGACAATATTATTTTCTTCCACCTTTATAAACCTTCTTTTTTAATTCATTAATCTGTTCAGATGTAAGAAGGGTTAAGACTTGGCGGGCTTTTTCATTGCTATAGCCATAATATTCCTTAACTACTTCCACGTCACTAGCAGTATCAGGTTTCATCCATTTAGAAAACCTTTTACGCTTTCGTATTATATTTATAAGAAAGTCAAATTGTAAACGGTTATCTAGATGGTGGTGACGGTTCATCTCATTTGCAAAGAGAACTGTATCTTTAAAATATGAAAGACCACGATTGACCATAAAAGAGTTATAGCTTTTTTCAGCTAAATCATCAACCATAAGATCTTGTTTGGTGTCATTTATGGCGTTCAAATATTGAAACGGATTTGTCATCGTATTTACTCCATGGTCTTTGTACATAACGAAGAAAAATATAAAGAGGAATGCATAGTAGTACCATACCATCAAAAGATAAAAAGAAGCTAGAAATAATAGCAACTTGAAATGTTAATATTAAACTAGTTTTATCAGATCTATCTAAAGCTTTCCACGCCGCCAGCATAACTATCCCAATCTAATTGTTCTTCTAGCATTTCTTTTGTAAAGTCTTGTGTATTTACTTTATTTAAGTGGTTTATACCGCAATACAGTTGCGGTACAGTTTTATGTCCTTGAGCTTTAAGAAATGGTTTATTTTCTGGATGACGATTTATATTTACCTCGTCCCATGTATAACCCCAATCAGTAAGTTTTGATTTCATAATCTCGCAGTACAGACAGTCAGTTTGTGTATATAAAATTAATTTAGGTGAAGTTGACATTAGCCATAATCTCCGTTAGACATGCCACCACATTTAATTCGTGATCAGCAACAAAAGCATTCTTATATTGATAGTCAGCAAGTATAAGAACTAATTGTGGAATCGATTGTGGAGCAACTTTATCATTCATACGATCATAGAGACCACGAAAGATTGCGGCTGCATCTGTATCGATATTATTTACAACCCAAGCACGCATCTTTTTGAAATCTTTTTCCTTTAGAAAAAGAAAGAGATCATCAAAGGCTCCACTACTAGATGAACAAATGCTGCTGTTAATATTCCCCAGAACAGAATAGCGTTGTAGTTCATTAAGTACTCTCCTCCAATCAGGTGCGTATTTAACAATCAGATCAGCGACTGGTTTCTTTTCAAACTGTACGCTTTCGGCTTCAAGTATTGCAGTTACGCGTTGCATGAAATGACCCATCAAATCGGCCATATCTTTTTTAGAAGTATTGAATTCGTATACGCCACA